TCGTTTATCCACACACAAGGTCTAACTATACCTTTAGAAGTAATGTAGAGTTGATCTCCATTTGCACATTTTGGATTTATATCAATTTGCCACTGTTTCATTATATAAAAAATTATAAGCTTTTCTTATAAATATTTATAAGGAGTAATGTGTAATGGAAGATGATAGACGTACAAGAATAATGAATATGTTTTATGATTGGACTCAAGAGAGAGAAATCATGTACAAAATTCAACAATGCCAAAGAAATTGGGATTACTCTAAGTGGGATTCTTCTGTAGATACTTTTCAAGAAATGATTAACGAGTTGTTATGGACTGCAGAGCAAGCTCCTTCTAAACAACATGAAGGTAATTATGATTTGTATTACACAGCTGATAGAGATGTTATTCAAGAGATTTCTAGATATACATGGGGCAATACAAACAGAAGAGAACCTCCTTCCAACTGGCGCAACGCTCAATCAAATGCAAGCCTATACATTATATGGGTAGCTAAGTACCCAGAGACAGAAAGAAATTGCAACGCTGATGGTACTATAAAGAAGAATGGTCACCATGAAAGGTGGCTTAATGGTTATGTTAGTATAGGTATTTCTATAGGGTTAACTATGAGAGCTGCGGCTAAAATGGGTTTAGCTACAGGTTGTAATAAAAATCATAATGATATTAATGGTAATGATTTTTGGGGCAAACGTTTAGGTATTATGGATGAGATTAAAGCAGGTACTAAAAAAATTACATATGGTTTGGGAGTAGGTTTCCCTCAAGAAGGTAGACCAAGATGGGAACAAGATGAAACAGAAATTATGATTGGCGCATCTAACGGAAGTAAAATTACTTTAAATGATCAAACTAATCATCCTAGAACAGGTCACCCAATGCGTAAAGCAAAGATAGTTGATATTAGGACTACAGATAAAGCTGTAGACCCGTATGGTGTTACTCACATGATTCCTGATATGTCAAAAGCTGCAGTGAATTCTTTTCAACCCAAAGGTATAAAAATTATAGAAATTATATGATAAACATTGTGTGTACAAGTAAGCCGTGTGATGGTTTACTTTATTATAGTTATGAATATTGTTGTTATTTAAATTCTATTGGTGTAATTACTGATTTAATAATTATTACTCATCCAAGATTTTTAAAAGAGGACTATTTTGATGCTATTACAAATAAGTATGGTACAATCGAAAATGTTATCTTTAACGACTTTACAAGAACATCTCCCACTTTAGTTTTAGGTCGTAGCATGATTACTCTACCTTACATAGATAGAGAATCATATTCTATGGATCAGTTACTTACTTTACACCTGCTCTTTAAAAATAAAATTATTGCTGTTTATTCTGAAAATCATACTATAGAATATTTAAACGCTTTAAATTATTTTTACCCAGAAGAAGTTATAGATTTATGTGACTATGATATTTACCCTCACGGTGAAGGAGCGCATTTTGAAAAAAAGATTTGGTTTGATGTTTTTAAACCTATAGAAAGAAACGAATCTTTTAAGTACCTTTTTAACGGTACAAATAATAATTATTACAAAGCAGCTAGATCGGTTATTAGCAAATATAAAAATCACGGTATTATGATTTATGATATAGGAAGTATAGACACTAGATACAATAATATAATAGTACCTGTAGATAATTTAATGGGCATTTTTGATACTTACGTATACACCAAAAAGAAAATAGATCCTGCTCCTAGATTAATTCAAGAGTGCAAATACTATAATAAAAAAATAATTTTTGAAAACACTAATATTGGAGCTGAAGTTTATATGAAAAGAGATCTTTCTAATCCTAATGTGGAGCCTATTTTAAATGCAATATAATGGATGGGATAGAGAATATTTAGAAAATAAAGAATCTTATTATAAACTATTTGATAAGATAATGCAACAAGATAATGAAAAAAATGTAGAGTTTTTAGAAAAGAAAGTAGCATTACTAGCAAATAGAGAATATGGAGTAGCTGTTAATAGTGCTACTGATGCTTTATATTTTTCTCTTATGAGCTATAACATTGGCACAGGCGATGAAGTCTTAGTAAGTGACTTTTCTTGGATATCTTCTGCCTCAAGTATAAGTATGACAGGAGCCTCTCCAGTTTTTTGTGATATAGATCTAGAATCATATCATATTTCTTTTGAAGAAATTAAAAAGAAAACTACTAGTAAAACTAAAGCTATTATTTACACACATTTATTTGGTAACATGGTTGATGTTAGTCCCATATTAGACTACTGTAAAGATAATAATATAATTTTTATAGAAGATGCAGCACAATCATTAGGTTCTAGTTTGAATGGTATTGTAGCAGGGTCAATAGGTGATGTTAGTTCTTTTAGCTTTAATAATAATAAAGTAATAGCTGGTATATCAGGTGGTGGTATTGTAGTAACAGATAATAAAGACGTCGCCAGCTACATTAAAAAAATTAGAAGGCATGGTAAAGATAAAGATTTTGAAATGTTAGGTTACAATTCAAAAATGTTTTACTTTAATGCTGCAGTAATAGATTTTAGATTAGATAAACTTAAAGAGTGGCAATTAAAAAGACAAGATATAGCAAGACGTTATAATGACGAATTTGTTGATTTACCAATCCATATTCAGATAGCTACTAACGGTTTAAATCATAATTATCACAAATATGTAGTAAGGTTTGAAGATGAAACTTCTAGAAATTTAGCTAAAGAAAAACTTAGTGCTAGTGTTCATTACGACAGAACTATATCAGAAAATTCTATGTATAAAGGCGCAGGCTGTGTTAATGCTAAACAAGTTAGCAGAACAGTATTGTCTCTACCTATTCATCCCTGGCTACAAAAAGAAGAAATAGAAAAAATTATTAACGTTATGTGGTTAGTTTCCTAATGAGTTATACTTTTAATCTTTTAGAATCTAGACATCATGTTAAAGATTATACAGATGTTATTCCAGATAAAGTCCTATTAGAAGAAGCTTTATGGTGTGCATGGAAAACAACTCCTTCGAAGAACAATGCAATGCCTTGGAAAGTATTTGTATATGGTCCAGATAAAATAGAAGAAAAAATTAAAGTATGGAAAATAGTACATGGCAATCATATGAGAAGAGAAGTAAAAGCACTTGAAGAAGGAGAAGCTACAACTACAGAAAAAGGAAGAATAAATCCTTTTTATTCTCATATTAAAGATAACCCATATCTTATTTGTGTTCATGCACAACCTAGAAATCCTAACAAATATTATGAACAAAAAGTAAGACTAGGAATGTATTTTGATCAAGCATGGGAAAGTCAAGTAGATAATTTTATAGATACATCTGCTATAGAAGTTGGTATGTTTATACAAAATTTATCTTCCTATTTACTAGAAAAAAATATAGACGTTTCTTATACATCTTGTTTTTATAGAGATATTAAAAAATGGCATGAGTATGGTTTAACTTACTCTAACTTTAGACCTATAATACTAATGTCATGTGGATATAAAAAAGTATTTCGAAATGAGATAATTAAAGAATGGGGTAGTGATAAAGAAGATATTAAGCCTAATTATAAAGATATAGTAGAATGGATTTAAAATGTTTAATGTAATGGATAAATGGAGATATGTACATAAATTTAAATCAGGTAAAAATATTAATTATGAAGACTTAAAAGAAGTGTTGTGGCAAGCTTGGAAAACTACCCCGTCTAAAAACAGTTTTATGCCTTACAGTATTCACGTTATAGGTCCTAATCAACCTGAACTTAAACAAATAGTCTATAACACAGCAGCTGAAAAAGAATTTTTATCTAACAAAAGAAATAGTTTACACGAAAATGAATGGCCAGTAAATGTATGTAAAGAAACGATACTTAATGCTGAGTATGTTATTGTATTTACATCTAGACTAGAAGATGAACCTAGCTTATGGCAGTTACATTTACATAGAGGTGGTTGTTACATGGATGCTTGGTCTATATATGAAGACAATATTGAAGATTATTTGTCTACTATCTACGTTGAAGTAGGTTTATTTGCACGAGCAGTTAATGCATTACTTTTAAATAAAGGTATAGATTCTAATTATATTATCTCTTTTGATAAGAAATCAAAACAATGGAACAAATTACCGTTTATTAAAATGGAACCTTGTTTAATAATGCCCGTTGGTGTAGGCGAAGTGTTTCGCAGAGATGAAATGAGTGAGTTGCATTCAGAATGGGATGTTAAACCCGACTTCGAAAGAATTGTTAATTTTCATGTATAAAAATATTCGCCAATTAAACGAAGAAGGATATTTAGGTATTGATTTTTATCTATCAAAATCATGTAACAAGTCTTGTCACTATTGCACTGCATGGACTTTAGATATGCGTAATCTAGACGTTGATATGGACTTTACAAGAAAAACTTTAGAGTACTTATCACCATACAAAGCTAGAATTCAATTGTTGGGAGGTGAACCAGGTTTAATTAAAAACCTAGATGAAGTTTTAAACGAAATAAAAAAGCATAAGAATTTAGTACCTTCTGTACTTTCTAATTCCTTTGTAAGAAAAAGATACCCTCACATCTTAGAAGATCCAAGTATTATATATCAAGAACATTTAGTGTTAGATTTTTATGAAGATAAAATAGAAAAGTTGGGTAACTTTAACTTCTTTGAAGAGAATGAAAATAATAATTATAATGTTATTATTATGACACCAAATTATTTTAAGTATAGAATAAATCATGACCTTTCTATTTTAGACCATACTAACACTCAGTTTAAGCAGTTTAATTCAAGAGCGCCTGATTATAATTTTATAGATCAAGCGCCTGAATTTGATAGAAGAATATGTGCAGCGTTTCCAAAAGTACCTGTAGTAGATTTTGAATTACAAAAAATTAGACATTGTAGTAAAAAAGTTATTAATGGTTCGCGACAGTTTGAGGTTACAAAAGAAAATATAGATAAAATGATGAACTTTGAATTGTTTGAGTTTGAAGAATATTGTAAGAAATGTACAGAGCACATTGAAAAAAGATCTCAAGATCATATACTTAATGTAATGGCAGCGGGTAATGTTTAGTGTAGCATTAGGTCCTCATGACCACAATACATATGACGGTGTCTTTCATAACCAATTAGAAAGACATAATAGAATAAAACATAGCTTTGGTCAGACAAAATACTTTTACGATAAGTATTTTAAGCCAGAAGAACATGATATGTTTTTGTTTACTACTACCGTTGGTGGTATTGAACAGTCAAATTTTAATCATAAAGCTCTATCTTTTAAACCTAATCACTTATGGGATTATTGGTTAGAAGGTAATACATATTATATAGATCACCATCAATCTCATGCAGCTTATGCTTTTTTAAGTTCTGGTTTTTTAGAATCAGATATACTTGCTATTGATGGCAGAGGGTTGAACTACAATTGTATATTCATTGATAAAGATGGAAAAATTACTGATCTGTCAGATAAAATTAAAATAGGTTTACAATGGAATCATTTTTCTAAATTATTAGGTTTTAGTGATCTAGGAGCTGGTAAGCTTATGGGGTTATCAGCTTATGGTGAATATAATATTGCAGTACACCTTGCTTTAGAAAATATGCAATACGATTTTATTATGAATTCTAAAAAAGAAGACATAGCTTATACATTACAGCAGCACACTTTAGAACTAATAGAAAGATATGTACACACTTTAAAAACTAGTGATAATATATGCATAGCTGGTGGTGTTGCTTACAATGGTTATATGAACGAAGAATTTACTAAACTATATAAAAACGTACATGTTCCTCCAGCTGTAGGTGATGAAGGACAATCTATTGGTACATATATGCATGCAGATTTTACACTGAATAAAAACATTCACATACCTAACGTTTACAGTGGTAAAGAATATAGTTATGAAGGTAATAATTTAGATTTATCTTTTATTGCTAAATCTATTTCAAAAGGTAAAATTGTAGGGTGGTTTCAAGGTAAGTCTGAAAGTGGTAACAGAGCTTTAGGTAATAGAAGCATACTAGCTGATCCAAGAAACTCAAACATTAAAAATATTATTAATAGTACAATTAAGAAAAGAGAAGACTTTAGACCTTTTGCTCCTTCAGTATTAGAAGAAAATTATAAAGAGTATTTTGATACTAATCAACCTAGCCCTTATATGTCTCGTATTGTACCAGTTAAGTCTAAATTAATTCCAGGTGTAACCCATATTGATAATACAGCTCGTATTCAAACAGTTACTAAAAATCAAAACGAAAAATATTTTAATTTAATAAAAGAGTTTGCTAAAGTAACAAATATTCCTATGTTGCTTAATACAAGTTTTAACTGTCAAGAACCTATAGTAGAAACACCAGAAGAAGCAATAAACACTTTTAATAATACAGCTTTAGATATTCTAGTTATTAATAATAAAATGATAGTAAAATGATTAACATAGTATGTGTAAAATGGGGTGATAAATTTCACAATGATCATGTTAATAGATTATATGACATGGTTAAGAAAAATTTTACTTTAAAATACAACTTTATATGTTTTACTGATAACGCTAATGATCTAAACAGAAATATAATTATTGAACCTCTATTAGGAAACGAATTAGATAAATGGTGGTGGAAGTTATTTTTATTTAAAAACCCAACTAATATTCCTACAATTTATTTTGATTTAGATGTAGTAATACAAAACAACTTTGATCACTTTGTTTTTTATGCTAAGAAAGATATTATTACAACAATAGATTGTATATGGAAGCCTCATAAAAGAAATATGAAACCTGAACCTCCTAATTATGATATGAGCTTAAATTCTTCTATTATGATATGGAAAGGAGATTTATTTAATGTGTGGTGGCATTTTTATTCCGACAGTAATTATTATATGTTAAAATATAAAGGTATAGATTCTTATCTTTACTTTAATCATTATGATAAGATAGATTGGTTACCTTCTAAAGAAGTTTATTCTAGAAAATATGGTATAGATGAATATAATTATTACATAGATGGTCAAGATTTTAAAGATTTTTTCTATAGTGACTCTCACACTGTTTGCATTTTTAACGGATGGAACAAACCTACTAAATGGACAGTTTTAGATAACAAAGGCTATGAAGGTTATGAAAAGTATTGGGATTAAAGTCTTCCGTAATATGTTGGAAGAAGGTAGAAATAATTACGATTTATTAGATTCACTTAGCCCTAACCAATTTAATGCTAAGCTTGCTTTAGTTGACAATATAAAAAAACTTAATATACTAACTAAAGAATCTAAGATTGTTATTTTTGGCTCTTGGTATGGTAGTATACTAGTTCCGGCTTTTTATAAAGACGTTAAAAAAATTATTTTAGTTGATATGGATAGTAAAGTTATTGATATAGCTAAGAATAGATTATTTAACCATCTAACTAATATAGAGTACTTTGTATCAGATATATTTGAAGGGTTTAAAGATCAATACTTAGACACAGATCTTTTTATAAACACTTCATGTGAGCATATGCTTCCTATGAAAGAATGGGGCCCTTGGCCAAAATATGCTAACCCTTGGTGGGGTAGAGTTTCACCTAGTTACTTTGCTTTTCAATCAAACGATATGTTTGATATACCCACTCATATCAATTGTGTACATACTATAGAACAGTTTAAAAGCCAACTACCTTTAAATGCTTCTGTAATTCATGAAGAAGAAATAGAAGATACTAGAGGGGTTAGATTTACACTTATAGGTAAGTTATGCGAAGAGTAATATTTAGCCTATACATAGACATACCTAAAGAAAATTTAGTATCTCATTTTGAAAGTAAAAATAAGTTTGAAAAAAATTATGAGTGGCTGTTTAGTAAAAAATTTACATACGCAAAAAAATTAGGAATAGATTTTAGATTTTTCTCTTATGATGAAAAATATGAAAATTATTTAAAAGAATTTAAACAGAGTTTTCCTCAAGTTCCAGAATATAATATTGTTAATTTCTATAAAATTTTTTTAATGTATGAATTATCAAAAGAATATGATGAGATACTTTATTTAGATTTTGATGTAGTACCTTTAACTAATAAAAATTTTTTTAATGAATGGAATTTAGAAAATGGAATAGTTATTTTTTGTCCTACGGAAAGAATAGATAAAAAAGTAAATGAGTTAGATACTTTAAAATTAAACTACTCGCCTAGATCTCCTTTAGCTAAGTTTTGGACTACTAAGTGTTTGTTAATGGAAAACAATATTAAAGCAGAGCCGCAAGTCTTTAATACTGGGATTATTGGAATTAATAAAAAACATTTATTAAAATTAAACTATTTTGAAAATTTTTCTGATATACTTAACACAATATCTAATTTAATGAATGATGATTTTTACCCAAATAGTATTAGAAAACTTTTTAGTCATAATAATGAAGCTATATGGGCTTATAATACTATTGCTAAAAAAGTAAAATGGCAAGAGATAGGACCAAGCTGGCATCATTTCTTAGATAAATGGGACTATATACCTAAAGGTACTAATTTAGTACATTGTATTAATAAAAATTTTGAATATGTAAAAGAATGGTGCTCTAGGTAATATTACCTCTATCTACAATGTCCATAGCCACTCTTGTAGCATCACATATTGTAGTAGTTTTTCTTAGCTTAGCTTTCAATTCTTTTTTATCAGAATTTTTAATAGGCTCTGATTCAAAAAGAGCAAGTTTATACATAAACAATCTTTCAATATCAGAGTCGTCTCCAAACAAAATATTATCTACAAAAACTTTATAAAATCTGCTATTGATAGAATCTACATCATAAATGAGACCTCTCTTTTTAGCTATTTCAATAACGTCTTTTTCGAAAATAGTATTCTGTTCTCTTATATATTTGTAAGTTGTTTCATGTAATTCATCTTCTGACATATGAGACAAAAGTCTATTCCAAGCTGCATCACCTTCTTTAGCTTCAACTACTTCAATTTGAAATACTCCGCTTTTGTCTAGCCATTCTACTTGTGCAATACTTCTTTCGTTATTAATAAAATATGCAGTAATAAATTCAAATTCATCGTATTCTTTTATCATAATTGCCTCTAAATAATAGTTTGTCTAAGAAAATATGTATCTGCAGTAACAGCAGTACCGTTAGGAAACTCTTGAGCTCTATAATCATCTGTATTAACATATCTAGTCTGATAGTTTCCACCACCGTTTAAAATTGTGTTAATCATACCTGTACCTTGATTACTTCCTGCTCCATTAATATTGTATGAAACCTGACTACCTGATTGTGTAGCATAATATCTCATAAATTCTTGCAACAAAGTTTCAAACTGAGCATAAGTATACTCTCTAACACCTGACGTACCATCAATATATAATGGTAGGTTAAATGAACCACCATCAGTTGCTGCAGATCTATACACTAAAGAATAGTTACTAATAGTTGTAGGTTGATCTCTTGTTTCATTAATACCACCTGCAGTGTAAGCTCCTACGTTTGCTCTAGTGTCTGTAAATACAATACCTAATCCTGTATTACCTTGTGCAATATAATAAGTACCTTGAGCGTAAGTGTTAGCTATCATAGCTTGAATAGAAGGTAAAACAAAAGTATCAAAAAAATCTTGGGTGGACATTTCTCTTAACCCACTTGTACCGTCTCTATAAACAGGCAGTCCTTGAGGAGTAGATGGTGCACTTACAGATTGTATACCCATAGTAATTTTTGAGTAGCCTACAGTAACTGTTGAAACGTTTCCAGCTTCAGCTTGAGTAGGAAATCTATCTACTCTAGTGCTTCCGGCACCAGCTTTTTTTCTAGTATCGTTTATCGTACCCAAATTACCACCTGAGCTTACTACAGCTAAAGTGATTGACGGATTAAGAGCGTATTGATAGGTTGATTCAAGTTTTATATTATCAATGTCTACAGAAGACATCTCTATGAGACCGGATGTACCATCTATTTTAACTGGTGTGCGCACAGTCATAATAACTACCTTTAGTTGTTGCCTGGTTTAGGTACGTCAGCGTCCTCTTGCAATAAGTGTCCAGATATTATAGTAGAACCGGCAGCGTTTTTAACAGTAAATCTTGTAGTGTCTTCAAATCTATGACCAAAAGCATAGATATCACTATCTACATGAAGATCACCTCTTATGTATACATCATTTTCAAAAGTAGCATCGCCTTTGACTAATAAATCTGAATCAATAGTAACATTACCTTCAATAATAACATTACCTTCAAAAGTGTTACCTGAATCAGAACCTAATAAAGATGTAGAAATTAAAGCACGCCATTCACCATATAATAAATTACCATCACCATCTGAGTCTACTACAACAGCATTCTTACTTACTCTTTCATCTGAATCCATAGTTCTAATTACATCTTGGAAATCAGAATCATCCATAATAGATGTGTCTAACCAATACAGTTTACCTGATTCAGAATCTCTATTTTGAATCCAAAAATTACCAGCTGCTAAAGCTTTTTCTGGAGCTGTTGGTTTAATAGTAGGTATGTTGTTTATTTCAATAATTTGATATTCATCTCTAGGATTTCTTTGAGCAATCTTATAACCAATTTCTACTCTTCCAGAAAAATCTTTTAAATATAATTTTGATGTAACATGGCTAATTAATCTACCAGTACCAAAAGTTCTTCTAAAACCTGTTGTTGCTAAATCAAATTCAATGATAGTAGAAGCATTAGAAGAGTTTAAAGCAACAGCCGAACTCATTTCAACTCTAATTACTGGCTGGTAAAAGAAATCAATATATCTTACAAAATCAGAACTAAAGGTTAAGGAAGAAGAACTACCTGTAGTTTTATAAAACGTAACACTATTAGCATTTGATGTTACTTGGCTGGCACCTACTTCAGCAATAGCGGCGTTTTTAATTTGAGAAATAACATCTGATATTAAACTATCTGAATCTAATACTAAAGATTTACTACTACCATTAATAGTATAACCTATTGTAGTAATATCAGAATCAAAATCAAGATCATTTATAGTAATAATAAAACCAGCGTCTTCATCAAAACTTGTAACCGTTTGACCAAAAGTATACGTATCAAACATTTGACGTTTGGTGTATAATTTTCTTGTTTCAAGGTTAATAGCAATTTCACCTTCAAGAATTTGACTTGCTAAAGGTTGACCTTCACCGTTAACACCGCTAATTCTAGATCTACGGTGCTGAACAAAACCTCTTTGTACTTGAGTATCACTATCAATCATCTACTCGTGCTCCTGGAACTAATAACTGCACCATACCAGGAAATGGTTCGTCAGTAATTAAAAGTATATTACCAGTCTGGTCAACAATAGAACCAGTAGTAACTTGTTTAAAGACTTGAGCAGGAGAAGCATCAGCAAACCCATTATAGATTTTTGGTCTACCTTGACCATCAGAATCTAAATCGGGTGAGTTAGAAAACGCTCCGTCTGAATCTCTACCAAATACTGCTTTAAGTCTTTTAAACGTATTTCTGTTTGATGCTGTTTCTGGTTGCGTGTTAATGTAGTCATATAAGAAACTATTAATTTGAATAAGAGCTTCTGAATCATACATTGAATTTGTCATTCTTCTGTATACTTGAAACACAGGTTGTGATACAGCATCATCTATATCACTTTGTTGAGTGGATGGAGCTACCGGTAAAACATATTGTCCGTTTCTTAATTCCAGCTCGCCACCTACTGTAAGGTCTGGTTTGTTCCATTCAATCCAATCACCTGCTTCAAAATTATCTTGTCTAGCATTCATAATTTGTTGAGTACTAATTAAAGTAGTTCTTCTTAACACCCAACCTTTATCTGGACCTTGATATGTAAAAATTAAAGTATTGTCTTGTGCAGTGCTAAAGTTAACAAAAGATTTACCATCATCAATATCAAATTTTTGCCACAACTTAGGATAATTTGTATTTACTTCTGAATCAAACTTAGCGTGATCAAAATTAACTCTCTTATATACCGGGTAGTGTTTTACGCCTAAATGATCAGTTAAAGCAACTGCATCTGAGTCCGGATAAAGATCTAATGATTCTGGCGTGTGAGTTTTCCATTCAGTAATTTGTGCCGCATTTCTAAACTCATAAGGTGTGGTCCATATAGATATATTTTTATGTTGCCAACTAGAAAAAGAATCTCTTACTTCAATTACATCTCCAGCTCTAGCTAAAGGTAATACTAAGTGTATTGTTCTACCTTGAGAAACTTCTCTAAGATCAGCTGTAATTCTTTCTCCTCTAGATAAAAAATACCATTCGCTATCTCTAAAAATATCTGGAATGCCACTTGCTGTCGAATCAACAAACTCGCTCTCGCTGTCTACTCCATAACCAAAATTATTAATTGTATCTCTAGGAGTTGTAGGTCCCCCTGACTTAAAATTAACAATTGTGTATTTACCAGCTGGATGTAATTCACCTACTTTATATTCATAATCTTTAAAAGGTCTTCTGTAACCATAAAAGGCATTATTTGGATCATTACCAATTGGGTTGTCTCCAAAGTTAGAATACAAGTCAGCAAACAAGTTATTGATCTTAAGACCACCTTGTCTAGCTGAATCTCCTGTACCCGAATCTGGTGTGGTACCTAAGTTAATTAAATCTTTTGAAGCCATATTTTATTTATTACCTAAATTGTACTTAGATCTCTAACGATCTTAACTATATTACCATCAGAATCAGACATATTAAGTACGGTAGGACTAAGATTTGAATCATTACTTAATGTAGCATCTGAATCAGGTTGTGTTACATTAGCCCATCCAACCTCTGAGCCTTCAATGGGTTTTAAACCTCTAGACAATTGATACAATTCAGGTATATTGCCGTCAGAATCTTTAGCTGGCGTGCCTAAAATAACTCTAGAATCATAGATAATACTTGTTGTTACAGCAGGACCATATAACCATATTTTAGAAGTAAATTCTAAGTTCCATTCAACCATTCTTCTATCACCTACATCACCCGTCCAATCATCTGCCCAGGTAGCTGCAGTAAGAATAAAAGGCATATCGTATGTATTTGTAGGTAATGGTGTATCACTATCAGCATCTAAAGGAAAATTTCTTACCTTGACTGTATATGCAGGAGTAAAGAATGGTAAAATTTGCTCCATAATTTGCCAACCATCATTTAAATTTTTTGTAGTTACATACATTGTAAAATCTAAATTGTATGGTGTTGGGGAATGAACTCTTTGTCTTGGTAGAGATAAACTATCCGGTGTTCTTATAATAGATTGTTTATTAGTTATTTTTCTATCGGTATCATAATTCATAGCAACAATCTCATATGAGATTCTAGGCAGCAATTTTTCAAACATTTCTTCTTCACGTTTAAATTGCTTTTGTGCTTCTAACCATTTTACTCTTGGGCCATAAGAAATGGGAACAGGAAGAAATTTTCCGTCTCTTCTTTTTATTACAATATTATTAAACAAGCTGCCAAATACTGCGACAGCCGTCTTAATAGTTTCATTGTAAAAATGTTGACCAATCATTAAATATCATCTAAATTATTAATTATCCCAGAGTAACCAAAAGCTTCAGCTGTGTAATCTTTTGTAATTACATCACCTTTATCTCTTAATGGTTCTCCTTGACTGTCATATTTTGTTTCTTTTTGTGAACGTTCTTCTAAAGCTTTATTATCTGCCCAAGTATCAAAATGATCATCACTGTCATCAGCAATATTGAGATTCTTAGATTCTGAATCTGTTAATTCTAATCCAGTCTTGGCTCGTGCGATAGGTCCTGTATCTGAATCAATAAGGTTTTTCTGAGTTCCGTCTTTATTATACTCAACAACTCTTGGATTAAATTCAAGGTCTTCTCCACTAAGTTCAAATAATCTACATCTTAATTTATATTGGTAGTTATCACCTATTTGGTAAAACGCACCATCATGATAAGTAGTTACGCGTAAAATTTCAAACACTTTAGGAATATATTGCTCTTTATTCTGAGCAGATCTACCAAAAGGAATAACAACTAGATCGCCTTCTAAAGGTCTTACTCTTTTAAAAGCTTCTGATTCTGTAGGATTGACTGCTGCTAAATCTGAATCCCAATTATCATATAATTCTTCCCATTTAGGAATAGCAATAGATAAAATAACTTCTTCCCGGAATTCAATTCCGTAAGTAGTCATTACGTCACCTTCACCTTCAAAACCAGCTGCAGCAACTAGCAATACATCTGCTTGGAAACCTCTATGAAATCTACTTTCAGGTCTTTCATTCCACACTTCATCTGTATAGGAAGAAGAACGAGGCATATACCTAACAGTAATACCGTTAATATTAATTGATTCTCTAATCAAGTTTTGAACTAATCTTTGTTCGTTAGTTGAGAAGCGAGAAGAGGCACCGAATTGGTTGATATAACCATCAATGTAAGTATTTCTAATACCTGAAGAGATGGCATAATCGTCGTTGACTTTTTGGATTGATCTGTTAAGATTGACACCGAAGTCTGAGTCATTATCAGCGTTGTTGTAATCTGTTGTTGACGCTACTGTAAAGCCAGAATAATTGTTTTTGATTGCCATTAGCCATAATACCCTGAATCGAACCCTCTTTGATTAAAGCGTAAGTGAGCTTCAGTAATTGCATCATTAACGTTTCTAGCTTTAATATCCATTGTCTGTCTAGCACCAGCTTCAGTTTCAATAAAATTATCATAGAGAGCTTGTTGTTGTGCAGCAGTTAAATCAGTATCAGCATTTCCGTCTCTATATCTAGCTAAAGCAGTTTTGTAATCGAATTGTAAATTATCACCTGAATTTTGGTATATTACATCATACTGGTTGTTAGCTTTGTTATATTGTATTAAGGAACCTTTATGAAGTACAACATCTCCTTCACTTGTGTCTATTCCAAAATCATTAATGTTAGGGTAAGTTATTCTCCAGCTTGAAAAACCTTCTGCTCTAAGAGTGGATTTAACTACTGCTACATTTTGATCACTAATCATATTTAAAGGAAGATCAGTGTACTCTTTAATACCTAAAAACGGTCCGAAGAATTCAAGTCTGTTAAGTTCTTGATCAATAATTTCATTCGTGAGATATTCCGCCTCAATGAAATTATTAATCTTGATAAACGAAGTACGCAATGGATCACCATCATTAGAATTAGGAGCAGTACCAATATCAACCACTGTTGACTCAGTAGTAATTCTATTGGAGCTAGTATATTGTACAATATTTCCATCTGAATCCTTTACGTTAGGAATTAAGTCAGGTTCACTTGCAGATCTACCTTTTGGATAAAGGTGATAATCTAATCTTCGGTTTAACGATGCATACCTAGCCATTTTGTTCCACTAACTTCTCTAATAAACTTTCTATTCTATTTATTTTATTTTCAAGTTGATCTAATCTTGACTTTTCTTCTTTACGTTTTTTAGCTGCTTCGTACACTTTCCAATTAGTATTAATAACAGCTCCGTTTCTTTTTTCTAAACCTGAATGACCTTTTATTCTCATTCTATGTCATGACAATCACAAAGTTTGCAATTGCATCCTTCTTCTGTACATTCATTACGTGGCTTGTTGTTTTCATCACAATGACAAGGATGATTACAATGGGAACATGTTTGTCCTTCTGCCATAATTACCTCTAAATATCTGCTATAATTCTCAAATCTTTTATACGAGGAATTTGAGCTTCATTGTTGGTTATCATTCTAATTCTAATCTTAAATGATGTAAATTCAAAAGGAACATTTGCATTTACGGTGTACTCTTTAATATCTGTATCTGAAGAGAATGGACCGTCATTAGCTTCTGTAATAAATTCTCTAGCTTTAAAGTCTTCCCAAGAAATGTCTTCAAAAGGAGTTTGATCACCTTTAGCTCTTGCTTTGTATGAAAACTCTAACTTAGAACCTGGTTCCATATCTGCATCAAACTTAATAGTAAATCCGTCAGCAGGTATTTCTAAATCGATTTGTTTTGTACAATAAGCAGAAAATTCTGTTTCTGATTGCACTGCAGACAAATAAGAAGTATATTCTTGTAAAGTATTATCTGTACTTCCGGAAGTAATAATTCTAGTTGTTAAACCTTCTATATCAGAATCGTTAAGTAAAGTGCCAGTTAAGTTTCTAAACACTACAGGGTATAAAGAATCGTTATTATTAAACATCGGTGAACTGTATTCACTGAAACTGTCTAAAGTAATTCTAGTTGTTAAATCGTTAGTGCTAGAATTAAGAAGGTTTCTAACAATATGAGGATCTTCTAGTTCTACATATTCATTAACTGGAATTTCTACTTCTATACCAGGAGTAACATTAGCAATAGAATCGTTTTTAATTTTATTAGAATCTACAACTAAGTTAAGTGAGTTAGTAGTTGCAGAATTAATAAACACTTTCACTTCATCATCTTCTTCTGTCTTAAAGAACGGTACCTGTTGCACTAAACTATCAAATACAATAGGCTGAGTTGCAAACGTATCAAAAATAGGAACTGGTGGAGTACCTGATGAAGTAGCTTTAGTGGTTGTTTTAATAAAATAAGTATCTATAGTTGCGTAAAGTACATCATGAACACCGTTTAATTCTGAATCTGGTATTCCATTATAATTGTTAGGTGTACCAAAAGCATCAAATCCCATAAGTCTTACTTGAGCACCGTTATAATTCATTCCATGATTTGGGTGAAGCACTCTTACATAATTACTATATTCAAATGTCTCAATAGCTAACCCTCTGTTAAAAGCTCCAATATCTGCTTTGAAAGTTTTTAGGTTAGATAACTCGTTTTTCAAAGTAAGTGTAGATGTAGGTGGTGAACCATCACCGTTAGTATCAAAGTTAGCTCTGTTAAGTCTAAAAGTCATGTCAGTGTTTTGTTCTGCAGACCATGTTGTTTGATTTTGCGATACAAAGAAAGAACCAAAATAACCTCCAACGTTAGGTTGTTCATCGTGTACACCAGAACCATCTAACAATTGAGCTCCAATTTCTGCTACAAATACTTCAGTAGCATCTGAAGGCGATTTAAGTACTATAGCATATTCTGTTTCACCTTTAAGAGATACTGGTTGTCTAAACTTAAAATTAGTACCATTAGTAGCTGTAGGGGTTTCTACTTCCATAGATTTATCTAAAACAACCCATCCTGTAGATCCTATAATCTTATTTGGACCTGCAGGATACCCATTTACAGTTTCTCTAATTTCTGCAATCATAGTATTCATTTGTGGTCTTTCATCTACATAACATATCCACAAATCGATAGATGTAATAATTGCATTAGGTATAGTTGCTCCAACTTCACCTGCTAGAACCTGAGCCGCTGTTGGAGTACCTTTTGTAGGTAATCTAAACAACTGTGCAATTGGATCACCAGGGCTTCCAGGTCCGTCATCTCCTCTACCCCCACCTTGTGGCTCTGGTGGTCTTGGAGGCGGTAGCGTAATCGTTGATCTTGATCTTACCTGAACTCCTAAATTAAGAGTATCAATTCTTTTGTTATCTGTTTGAGCAAGAATATCAAAGAAATCTCTATGACCTATTGATTTAAATACAGCGCTTGCAGATGAAGCATTACCATCAACAATAGTATCTTTTAAAGAAACAATTTCTTCACCTGCTTTAAAAGTTTGATAAGGAACATTAAACGTGCCAGACACAAAACCGTTTTGGTCCGTAGTTACTGAACTATCAATTACTACTTCACCCATTGTAAGCTGATGTTCTGTATTAGCTTTAAGATTTGCTGCTTCGTACTTAATACCACCGGCAGGGTTTCTCATCCAATAGTCTTGTAAATTTTCAATTACTTCGGAACCAGTATGAGTTTCAGTAGGCTTAGTACCAGCAATTACTCTAGGCTTACCAAATGTTGTAGTAGTAATTCTACGTCTAGCTTGTCTAGTTGTGGTAGTAACAGTACGACCACTTTGAGATCTGGTTGTGCTTTGAGCACCAAACCATTCTAATCTAGATGTAGATGAACCACCTGGTGATGCAGTAGTAACTCTCAAGAACTGGCTAAACGTATCTGAGTCGCCTGAGAACGGTCTAACTCTACCATTAAATTCTGTAAAGTAACTATTTACTTTATCTCTCCAATGATGCTCGCTAGGAGTAAGAGTCATATCACCAATGTAAATCCAAGTAGCAAAAGGATTAATTCTATGACATCCAGTAGCTTGAGTCATTGCTACTAATTGTTCTTCTGTAAAATCTTTAATTACAATTCCACGCTGAGTGAAATAATAGTCATTAATATTATCTTTAGAAGCTACTTCCATAGTAATAGGTATACCATCCGTTTGACCTGGTATAAGTATATTATCTACTACATCAATACTAGCGTTATATTCAGGGTGTGCAGGATCAGCAGAACTGTTAGGATTGTTTTCAGATAAAGAGAAGTCATCTACAACAAAACCAGACTTAGCTCTTTCATTTATATTATCGTGTAAAGCTTGAGATTCCAATAAAGATAAAGCTACTGATTCTTCTAGCCTATTAATTCTATCTTCTATCTTTCCTATATCTCTCATAGTATAACGTTTGTTATCTATAATCTCTAATTCAATTTCGGTTTCTGGATATCTAACTCCACCTGGTATAGTAATATAAGCAATAGGCATTGAATCAGGAGTTACTTCTGGTCTCTTAAAATTCTTAACAGACGGTTGACCTTTTTTAGAAATATAACTGCCCTTTTCATCCAAACTTAAAAGAGTTATATTACCTAGATATTCATCCATGTCAGTAGTAAATACAGTGTCTGGTTGAATTCTAGGTTGATTATAATAATTTCTACTTGAGAAAATAAAAGGTGAAGAAGTAATATCTGTTACAATATCTTCTACTCTAAATCTAAAGTCAATTGAGTTTCTTAAATCTCTGCCTTCATTTCTAATATTAGTACCTATAGGTTGAGGCTCGCTAAAGAATCTTACATCATCATTATAATAATTTAAATTACGATAACTATCTGCACTATAAAAGAAATTATTCACCGGTGATGCTGTAAAATAAGAATAGAATACAATAATATCTCCAGTAGGAGGAGCTTTTCTGTTACCTACTCTAACTAGTCTTCCGATATCATAAAATTCATTTCTTTGTCCGTTATCCAAATTGTATAACGCAGAAATATTTTTACCTGTAGCTGGTGTAGCGCTTGTATAAGTAATAGGACTGGTGTAAGCAGAAACACCAGCAGGTGATGTTACTTTAAGTACTTCGCCAACTGTAAAAGCTGTATTTTTTTGATAGATAACTTCCAGTGTGGTATTAGAACCAGTACCAGTTAAGAAGCTATGATAACCAGAAGTTGATGCTATATCTCCTGCACCTGTAGCAGTTGCATTTTGCAAAGCTACAATTGCTTCTGTTCCCGAACTTAATCCTTTTACAATAGAACCAACTGGAACCAATCCGGTAGTATTAACTTCTATTCTAGTAAATTGACCTGCAGTAAATGTACTATCAGAACTTTGATTAATTCCGTAAACTTGTAACACGTCTGGATAAGCTAAAGAAAGGTGTTTATCTTGAGCAGACCATCCAAAGTTTACTCCTGTGCGAGCTGCGCTGGCTCCTGTATTCTTAATTTTTAAATATTTAAATCTTAAAACTTTTTCAATCTCTTCTTGATCATCTACTCTTGATGCATTCCAATAACCGTTTATAGTACCAGAAGATAGCCCTGTATCTTCTACTATTGTAAAGTCGTTATCAAATACTGTAGATGATCCTCTTAAAGTCTTTACTTCATTTGTTAAAGTTGTTATCAAAGAAGGATTAGGATTGAGTAAACTCAATTCTTGTACAGATGCTGTAAATCCTCCAGCTCCTGTAATAGTAACAACATCATCTAATTCATAGACTTGAGATTTAGAAATAGTTATACTAGACCCTATAGAAGCTACAGTAGATGAAACTTCTTGTGCTCTTGGTAACCTAGCTGACCAGTTAATAAGAGTAGTAGCATTACCAGATGCTCCTGCTTGACCATCTGCATTATAAACATAGCCTACAGCTTTACCTGCAATTATATCGTTACCATCTGATACGGTTAAAGATGAACTTGTGGTAATAACTTGAAACATTTTTGTATCGTAAATATACAAGCTGTCGTTATAAAAACCATAAGCTCTAGCAACACCAATTGTATCACCGTCAGAATCTTTTAATAATAATCTGTTAGCGTACGTGTAAGGGTCACTTCCAGTTTGACCAGGTAAAGTACCAGATGAAGATAAAACTAAAAAGTTGGAAATGTTATTAAATGGAACTTTAAAATTAGAAGTTCTTTTGAAGTCTGAATTTTTTTCATATGCTAAAATTTGAGGGTTTCTTTTTGTTATTTCGTAACCCTTTACATAAGCTTTAGCAGGTCCTATTTTTAATTTATAGTTATCACTGTCACCATCACTTACTGTAATAGAAAAAGGCTTAACGGCATAATTTCCAGATTCGTCAAAAGTTCTTCTAGCTAAAGTATCTCCCAAAGCATTGTATTGAGCATTACCTTTTGTTTGATTTACAATAACGCCATTTTCAATAGTCAAAGCTCTAAAGAAAGTTTCATCTTCTGTTGAATCTATAGGAAGAGCAACAAAAGATAATGTCTGTTTTAATCTATGAGAGCCTGGAGCTCCTTCGTTAGTTGTACCTCTTGCATTATCATATAAAGTTGAATCATCGTTTTGAGTTGTAACAGCTTGTTCTGCTCTAAAGCCTAGTTTAACAGAAGGCGTTTGCGTAGTTGTACTAATAATAACTGTTTGTGCAGGTACTCTAGTAAAAAATCCGTTTACGTAATACACACCTTCTGCAACTTCACCTATACAAGCTGGCGATAGTGCGTTAAATGTGTTTACTAATTCTACTGTTAACCCTGGGTTGTCTCCAAGAGTTGCATAAATGTAATCACCTGTAGAAGAAAATTCTTTAGCGGTAATGTATTGAAAATATAAAGCACCGACATTAGCGGTACCCACACTACCAGTAGGCTGTTTCATTACTCTAGCTCTAACAGTACCATCAGAGTTAGTAATAATCTTTCCTTCTAAAGTATTAAGATCAGCTACAGCTGTACCTGCTCTTGCATTACTTATAGGTAAACTTGCATTACCTGTGCCTGTTAGGAACATATAATTAGAACCGTTTACAACATTAATTGTACCTTCAGATACTCTTGCTCCGTTTTTAAAAATATGATTACCAAATCTTCTAACTTGGTTAGTCATAAAGCTTTGTAGTGTTGTTAATTCTCTAGCTTGTACTGGAAAACCAGGACGGAAAAGCACACGTAAAAAGTCTTTGTCCGGATCAAAGTCATCAAAGTAAGGAGATACATTTAAGTTTAAATTAGCCATTGTTCACCGTATTTTAATTATTTATTTAGAAGCTCAATACAAAATTTATCGATTCTATTTGATCTTCTGATCTAATAAGAGGTTTTAATTTCCAATCTGAAACGATTAATTCTCCTGAATTAAAAATTAAATCTCTATTAAATGTTTTTTGAATTCTATGAATTTTATTAATACCATCATCCAATGAAACTTGCTCACTGTCTGTAAATTTATCTTGCTCTTTATCATTAACAAAATTAATATAATAAACTCTATCTAGATCAACAGCTACAACTCTAGCTCTTCTTCCGTCATCAACAGGATAAGGTTTAATAATATCGTTAACGTTATAAGTTGCGGTAATACTATCAACTTTAAAACTTTTACATGCTACATAAAAATCTTGAGTAGCAATATCTTCAGTAGTAATGTCTATAGGATTTCTTAACAAGTTAGCCATTTGATACTGATTTTGAGCTAAAGGTAGAAATTCATCTTGAGGTATATTTCTAGCAACTAACATAATATTTACAGCGTTTAGATCAGAAGGAGCATCAGATCCATGACCTAATCCTCCTGCAATTCTAGATGTTACTCCTGCTACAGCTTTACCGTCTTGATCTACTACTTTAAGTACACCAACATATCCCAAACCATTTTCTTCTATCGCAGGTCTAAAACTATTAGAATCAGAATCAAATGAAATACTAGCTTTAAAATGTTTTTGTATAAGATCACTATCAAATCTAGAATCTGTAACTCTTAATTGAACTGAATTGCCTAATACCCAGTCACTGTCTCTACTAGTTTTTAATATATCACTATCATAAGCAAAACCATATACAGCACCAAGCTCTGCATTCTCTTGAACTGAGTATTGTAAATATCTAGTAGTACCTGGTACTAATGTAGATGCTTCTTCTTTAGTAACTCTTTCAGGTACAGGCATGTATTCTGAGTTTAAAAATCTAACTGCATCAGAATTAGAAATTGTGTACAAGTATTGCCAAACATAACCGTCAGCCATTGTAACAGGAGTAGCAGATGTACCTGTTGGAGCATTTAAAGAAGGTTTATTAGGAGAAAATAAACATTTATAAACATTAAGTCTACCTACTCCAGAGACAAACTCTCTTACTAATACGTAAAACCTACTAGTAGAAGGCCAAGCATTATAAATTCTGTTTTGTATCCAATCAATTCTAGGTACACATCTACTTACACCGCCAGGTAAAATTCTATGCATTGTTAAAGAATTTTGATAATAGAAAGCTTGATCACCTATAGAAAATTCTGAATCGCCTTCAGCTCCTGTAGCGAAAAATTCTGATTCGCTATCAAAACTTAAAGAGTAGTTATAATAATCACTATCTTTTGTAAAAGCGGTTACTGCATAAAAAGATTCATCATTAGTTGCATCTTTTAATGAATCAAACATCGCTTTAGCTAATAATAAATTAATGTTACTTGTTACTTTTGCTGTCACTTTACTTTTCTACCCTTCATAGATGATAAAGGATCTCTCCATTCTTCTAAATTAGGTCTTTGATTTACATCATACCAATCAAACAATATACCTTCACTACTATTTAATAAAGAATCGTCACCTGTTACATAATGAGCATTCCAAACTATATTATCCGAATCTATATTATCCCATACAATTTCTTTAAAAGGGGTTTTTAATTTTCTATATTCTGGTGTTCTTTTTTCAGCATATGTTGTATACAAAAATCTAGGTTTAACTTTTATATTTTGTATAAAAGAACTATAACCGTTTATTTCCCAACCATCACTATCTGCTCTCCAAGAATTAATCTCATTCCATTTTCTTTCGAAAGCATCAAAATCTGTTAGTATGGTACCGTCTTGTTCAGTAAAAGTTAAAGAACCATTTAATCTCATAGCTTTGTTAAAGTCATTAGCTTTTTTAAACATCATTTCTTTTTTACGGTCTGTGTTATACCATTTAAATGTTCTTGGGTCTTGACCTGTTTTTAATCTGTTATAATCAATAGCAGAATAAGTTCTGTTTTCACTATCAGTCCATCTTAAATGAAAACCTACAGGCAAATCAGAATCATAAACAGTGTACAAATCGTTTATTGGATCTATAAATTTAGTAGACGCTACATGTACTGGATCGTAACTTCTTCTTGTCCGTGATTCTTTCTTATACAAATCTTGAATTGTTCCATCATATTTTTTGTAATTAGTAAACAATACTTTTACATAACCACTTCCATCGGAATCTTGTGTAGTCACATTTCTGTTAAAAGTTTCAGAATCAAAATTAAGATAGTTATTGTAAAAATTGTCATGATTTACTTTTTCTTTTCTTACTAAGCCCATAGGTTCAAAATCAAACCAAGAAGCGCCTTTTTCTGAAACTAAAGCTTCATCATAACCTCTTTCAAAATTACTTGCAGTAATGGCATACAAATTAGGTTCTGTTTGATTGTAAAATAAAAAAGCGTTAGATTCATATCTAGTATTATCTGCAGAAACTCTATTAGGGTTTTCTGGATTTGTATAATGATCTAACATAGTATCAAAAGTGTATTTTGTATCTAATGTTTCTCTAAAGGATGTACTTTTGATGTTTAAAGGAACTTTACCGTTTTGGTTAAGGTTAGTCTCTCCAAACATTAACAAGCCAGCTGGATGTAACGTTTCTTTTATTTTGTTACGCCACAAATTGATAGAAAGATTACTTTGAATAATATAAGTATAGAAAGAATAAAAATAATTATCTTGAATAACCCCGCCAGACAAAGAGTTTAAAAACCCGTCTTCATTTATAAAAGTCTTACTTGTAGTTCCAGAAGAAGTCAATACAGGAATATATTTTGCTCTGCTATGAAAAGCAACAAAATTTACTAATGGTTTTTTTTCTCTAATAATTATGTTATCAGAAGCAACGTTAAAAGCTGCAACTCTAAGTAATCTATTTTTAACTATATCAATAGCTTCTAAATCACTATCAGTAGGAAACTCTCTATTAATAGCTGGTAATAAAGATATTACTTTTTTTGTTGGGCTTATTCTGTTTACTATACCAAAATAACTAGTATTTTTCCATTCAGCTATCTCGCTGTCAACACCTAATTGTGGATCTGTAAAATCATTATACCATTTAAACTTATAATCAGAGTCGTTAGATGTATAATTATTCAATAAGTTAAAATGAAAAGAATCTAATTGATTTAAAAATCTGTTATAAAGTCTAACTTTAAATCCTTGATCGCTGTCTTTCATAATTTCATAATTAAAATTATCTTCGCTATCAACTAATTGTTTCCATAAAGTGGTAGCCGTAGTTAACCCGTTATCAGAATCTATAACAAAATCAGAATCTTGCCACTGAAATAATTCACTATCAAAACCATATGGTAATCTTATATTTTTTATATTATATTTTGAACCATTATCAACAGTTTTATAAGCTTTAATACTTACATCTAATCTATCTGAATCGTTATAGAAAGCTTTATTTTTTTGATCTAAATATTGAAAGACTACTAACTGCCCTTTTAGAAACTCACATCTACCTTCAACGGTAACATTCATAGGAGCTTGAATTAGTACATCATTAGCATCTGCAAAATAACCTCTATCAAAGATACTTATATCAGCAATAGTACCTATTTCAGTTGATATAGGAGAAAATATAGCTCCTTGAGAATTAGTAGGTTCTTTTGAATATGGTAAACCTTGTTGAATTGTGTTTATACTATTAACTGTAACGTCAGGTAAGACAGTATAACTACCACCACTTATTATTGGTACTATAACATTCTCAAAATCATCAGAAAGAAAACCGTTATTAAGTTTTCCGGTTCTTACATTATAACCATCAACTTGTAATATTCTACCATTCTTATCAACTTGAGTTACTGTGGCACTACCACCAGAACCTTGACCAGGGACGTTAGGTGTGAATACAAAATTGTCACCTTGTTTGAAAAACTCTCCTCTATCTCTAAAATGAAGCCCAGTAACAGGACCGTTATTTACACTATCTACAATTACGTTAAAAGTTCTATTTAGAGACTTAGATTTTACTTGAATAATATCTCCTTCAATATAACCTGGAGCATTATTTGTAGCTATTAATCCAGATAAAGATAAGAAAGGTTGTACTTCAATAAAAATTCTACTATCGTTTTGATCTGTTATTCTGTATATTTGTGTTGTGTCAGGTGCAAAAGCAAAGTTTAATTGAACGTTTATTACAAAAGCTTTATCACTATCACCTGTTTTACCTAATATAGTACCATTTAAAACAATAGCTACATCTGAATCTGTAACAAAATTATCATCACTATGACTTAAAGTTGCTAAGGAAAAATTTAAACTATCAATATTGTTACTGTAATTAACAACTTTAAAAGTAGCTATTGGAAAAGAAAGGTACTTACCTTCTGAAGCTTCAATAATATTATCTCTTGTTTCGTATATGTCTATTTCTTCATTGTATAACATACGGAACAATAATTCAAAAGATTTAGGAGAGCCTTTAGCTAAATACACATCTCTTATTTTTTTAATTAACACTCTATCCGTTACGGAAGATGTTTCTACAGCTATAGGTAAAAATTCTCTTTTAAAATAATTTAAGAAATGATCCAGTGTACTGTCAATATCTTTATATGCACTAGAATTACTTACAACAGCCATTGGATTGTCAATGGCTTTAAACATTTCTTTAACATTTAAAGATTCTGAATCGTTTCTTTTTTCTAGAAATTCATAATAAGCTTCTATAAAAAGTTTAAAAGTGCTGTTATCAGAACTTATAAACTCTGGTAAATTATCGCTTATAAAAGATTTTACATGTTTTTCCATTAGATACTACGTGATAAATTTAAATTCTTAATTACATCTGTTTCATTTTTTTCTAATACATCTACAAAAGAGCCTTCAGTGTCTGTTTGTAATATAATATTTTCCGTCGCTTGTACATCAAAAGAATCAGGAACAGCTGTAAAAGATATAATTCCATCAACAGGATTAAAGTCTTGTAACTCTACTATACCTTTTTCATAATCAACAGTGCCTGAATAAGGTTCTACAGTTATTTTTTCATCATCTATAAAATCAAATAATCTTATGTTACCAAATCCATCATCGTCAAAACCAGATCTTACATCTCTTCCCGTTCTAAAAAACAAATTAGAAGTTACTACACCGCCATTAGCAGCATTAAAACCTACAGTAGGGTGGTATAATTTATTAGCAAAATTCAACTTATATTTGTCTAAAGTACCGTTTAAAGCGGTAGTTGTAATTTTTAGTGACACTCTAGTATTAGAGCTTAATATGGAAGTGTCTAAATCTTCAATCTGTTTAGAAAAGTTTGATTCAGTAAAATTAGCTAAAAAATCTCCAATGTAAGCATTGTTTAAATTTTTAATTAAAGATATTACTTTAGACTTTATTACATTTCTGTTAGTAACAAGTTTAGTCTCATCATAAATTACTACGCTTTTTAAAACTAAATTAATTATTTCTGGATCAACAAAACTAGGCCTAATAGTAACAACACTAGATTTATTTAAAACTTCTGACAATAATAAGTCTTTAGTAGCATTAGTCAACTTATCTCCAGATTTAGGTTTAATAGCTATAAAGACTTTACCCGGCTGGTTAATTTTTTCACCACCATAAACATTAATTGATTGTATATCTGCAAACTTATTAATTAAAAATGTTTTGTAATCGTTTTCAGTTACAGCTCTAAATTGAGATTGAAACCAATGTGGAGCATTGTCTTTAATAGATTGAATACTTTCTGGTGACTGTCCACCTTGAGAGCTTGAAGGAGTACCAGATATAGTTATATCTGTTCTACCTGGAATATTTACACTAAAAGTTCTAGCTCCATTAGCTAAAGTTCCAGAAGACTGAACAAATGTAGCTAATATTATACTACCAATAGATGGTTTGTTTCCTAAAACTCCATTACCTAATAAAATTCTATGAGAGCTATCTTTAGTTTCTTCTACAAAGTAAACTCTAGAGTTGTTATTTACAGCAGTTAGACCTTCAGTTTCAGGTGTAATTTGAGTATATTTTAACCCGTCGACACTTACGTTAAGTGTCGTAGTATCTATGTTACTTAAATTTAAATCAAATGCAGGAAACTCTTCTAAGGAGTTGTTGAAAACAAATCTTTGTGTAAATAGTTTACCCTCATACACATCTACATCAATAGTATTATTTGATTGACCTGATGTGAAGCTAACTGTGTAGTCTTGAATTGTATAAAAATTAAATTTAGTGCTTCCAGATGAAGACGAGAAGAAAGAACCCGCTGGTATTACATAAAATCCTTCTGAACCTAATCTAGGAACATTTAATTTAATTCTAGTTCTAGAGCTTCTTGCTGATCTTGGCATATAATTTAAAGTTTTAGCTAAAGATACAACATTACTTCTTATTAATGAAGTGTCTAAAAAAGATTCATTAAGTTGAAAGTTAGCTGTTAAAGCATTGTAATGAGTATTATATGCTAAAATATCCATTAACAGGTTTAAACTAGAACCTGTAAATTCGTAATCAGCAAACTCTGGTCTTTCTTTAAAATAATTTACTAGATCATCTTTAATAGATTGAAAATCTAAATCGCTTACTACTGGTCTTTGATCCATTATCTAAGCCTTTTAAGTACTGTTTCAAATGTATTAACTGTTTTGTTATTTTTTAAATTGTAAATTATTGAAATATTGTAAGCGTTACTGTCTGATAAATCACTTACTTTAATTTCTATCAAATTTATTCTTGGTTCATAATTAGTCAAAACATCATTAATAACTGTTTTAATATCATTGACAACAACTGGGGATGATAATTCAAATAGTAAGCCTCTAATATTACACCCTAATGTAGGTTGAAAAGGTCTTTCGAAAAAATTAGTATTAATTAATGTTTTAATACTTTGTTGAATTGAATTTACATCACTTTTAGTGCCTAAATCTCCTGTTATAGGGTTTACACTAAAAGACAAATCAAAGTCTTTAAAAATATTGCTTTTTTCATATGTTTGTTGTAGTGCCATGTTTTATTTATTCTAGATAAATAAGTATATGATAGATAACCTGTAGGTAAACATGTCCGGAAGAAAAAACCACGGAAACAATTCAAAACGTTTTGACGTTAATTCTTTTTACGCTTACATTAAAAAAGCTCATATTGAAGAGCTTTTAGACGCAAGTGGTAACACTCCTTATGATTCTGATTCTATAGATAAAAGTGTATGGGAATATGCTGCTTATCTATACAAAGATATTCAAAACTATGGTGGTCTGTTATCTTATTTCGATTCCGAAACATTTAGAGCTGATAGTGACGGCTCAGGTAATAGTACTTGGACACCAATTACAAAAACAGATGCAGTAACTCAAGTTTATAAACCTTTAAGAAGATGGTTGTATTCTCTTGATTCAGAAGAAGGTATTAATAATACTATGGATCTCATTACTGGAGGGTTCAATAGGCGTTATTATACTTTACCTTTATCTGATTCAGAAGGTACTTTAAGACATGTTAACGTCTATACATTTCTTAAATCACATTTTGATAGATGGTTACAATTTGATCCGTATGAAAGACGTAAATTATCTTCTAGACTAATTGATAATTTAGAAGAAGATTCAGATCAAAGATATCTTTATGCTAATCAAATAATGATTGCTATGGAAGAAGATTCTGATCTTCAGCGTAGATTAGTTGAGCTTGTAAGTAATGTATTACAAACAGATTCTGAAGTTAGAAATGAAATTTTAAGAACAACTATTACTGCTCTTCAAAACGATTCAGATAGAGCTAGAGAATTAGTAGAAATTATTAGCGCTGTATTAGAAACAGATTCAGAAATTAGAAATGAGTTTACAGATCATTTCTTAGTTTCATTGAGAGAGGATTCTGATCAACAAGTAGAACTAGGTTACATTTTATCTAGTCATGATTTTACAGAACTTAATACTGAAGTTTTATACGCTAGACAAGTACTACCTATGGATAGTGATGATACCGGAAACATAGGTGACTCAGAACAAAGATGGGCTTTTGGTAACTTTACTACAGCTAGAACCGACACTTTAAAAGTAAGAAACTTAGATAAAGATAGAATAGTATATGTTAGTGATTCAGAAGGTACTTTAGCTACTCATTCAGGTTTACAATGGCAAAACGATTCAGAGTTAGTTACAACTAGATTTAGAACCACTGTTGATACAACACTAGCTTCAACAAGAGTTACTGATCTTAATCCTACAGGCGTAGTATTTGTATCTAACGATTCTGAAAATCGTTTAATGACTAGTAATAAGCTTACTTTCTCAGATGATACTTTGTATTATGATGGAAGAGCTATACTTCCTATCGACTCTGATTTACTTTACAGCCTATTAGTAGAAAATATTGATTCAGAGTTTAGACAATTTGTTGGATTAGATTCTGAAGCTGTTGAAAAAATTATTGGTGAATCAACCGTACTTTCTAGAATAGCGGTACCTGTAGGTGATAGAGGTAACATTTATTACATTGATTCTGATAATACTAATAAATTAGTTAACGATCCTTTAATTAAAGTAGGTACTGATAGAGAAAATTATTATGTTTCTTCTGACGAATTAAATGAAGCATTATCTAGACACAGTGAGCATGAAAAAGGTGATATAATCTGGGATCTAGATTTACAAAACCCAGATATAGGTGGCGCGGCTTATGTGCATGATTCAGATGGAGCAGGAAACAAATCTTGGACGATAGATAATGATATTACAATAAATGGTGGTATTAACCCGGGTAGAATCGTACACAATCCAAACACAAAGAAAACATTTTATAATGATGGAAGTAATAAAATCCATGAAATAGGAACTGCTAGATACTTCTCTGATGTTATTGTAATGCAACCTCTTACTAGTAGTCCTGATTCTGATACTCTTGGAAAAGAAGGTTTACGTCCAGGTACTATTGCAGTAGCTGATGGTACAAATTGGGATCCTGGTTCTATTGGAGGAGCTACTCCTTATCCAGTTTTCTGGGATGGTGGACAATGGCTATACTTCTCAATGTTCTAAGAGGTTATTATGCCAGGTAAATTTCATTATAGAAATCAAGCACAACGATTCGATCTTTATTCTTTCTATTCTTTAATAACAAAGTGTAAAATTGTAGAACTATTAGATAAAGATGGACATTCGCCATTTGATTCTGATACGATGAATGACAGTGTGTTTGATTATGCTGTGCAAATTTATAAAGATATATTAGATAATGGAATTGTTTCTTATTTTGATTCTGACTCTTTTAGACACGACTCAGATGGTGATGGATCTAATAGTTGGAACGGAATAACTAGAAATGTGGCTACAGCAAGAGTGTATGAACCACTAAGAAAATGGTTATACTCTCAATCAGATAATGGTGGTATAGATAATACTGATGATGAAATAACTCCCGGGTTTAATAGACGTTATTATTCTTTACCTGTATCTGATTCTGAAGGCACAATAAGACATGTTAATGTTTATTCATTCTTGAAATCACATTTTGATAGATGGATAAGATATGATAGCTTTGAAAGATATAAACTAACCACTAATATTTTAACAGCGTTACAACAAGATTCAGATATTAATAATCTATTCGCAGATAAGTTTTTAAAAGCTTGTGAAGAAGATTCTGATCTATCTAGAAGAGCTGTTGAAATGTATAGTAACAGACTTCAATCTGATTCTGATATTAGACAAGAAATAGTTACTACAGCTATTGAAGCTTTATCTGGATTAACACCAGGCGGTGATTCAGATAGAGCAAGAGAATTAGCTGAAGTTGTTAGTGCAGTATTAGAAACAGATTCAGAAATAAGAAACGAATTTGGCGATTATCATATCACTTCACTTAAAGAAGATTCAGATCAACAAGTTGAATTAGGTTCAATTATAAGTAATATTGATTTGGTCGCTCTTAATTCACCTATAGTTAAGACTAGACAATTGTTACCTATGAATGGTGACGACACAGGTAACATAGGCGATTCAGAACAAAAATGGTCTTTAATTAATCTTACAGGGCTAGAAACAGACTCTACTAAAATTGATAATGCTAGAAAAACTAGTTTAATTTACATAAACGATTCCGAAGGTATTATGTATTATTCTACCTTCACATCTTTTACAGATGATTCAGAATTAGTAATTAGTAGATTCAAAGCAACTACAGATAGCAAGTTTCCTACATTAAGAGTCAAAGATTTAGAATCACAAGGTATTGTACATGTATCTAATGATTCAGAACAAACTGAAATAGATAGACTAATAACTACAGATAGATTTAAGTTTAATGATTCAGATGGTATTATCTACAGAGGTAGAAAATTAATAGCTATTGACTCTGATGTATTTTTTAACCTACTGTTAGAAAATGAAACATGGTATACATTAGACTCTGATGGAGTAAGAAGTACAATTCTTGAAACTCCAATTAAGTCTGAATATTCTTGGTTTATAGGACAACGTGGTGATGTATATGTTATTGGAGAAGATCCACCTGATTCTGATTTTACAACAATATATGATTCTGAATTAGATAGCTATTTTGCTGATGCACATGGAACAAATCTTAACTGGACTTCAAGGGATGCTACATACGGAAACATGATAGACATGTGGTCTAACCCTGGAACAAATGATTTTAGAGAAGCTAATACTACAAAGCCTGGCGGTTTTACTGGTGCTACTGAAATTAGATTTAACATAAATGGTTATGGGTATCACGGATTTTTAATGTTACCAACTAATGCTAATTTAGAAGCAAGTAATTCTTATGCAAATTCAATGCCTGGAAGTCCTGCTTATATTTGGACTAAAACGGAACCTGGATCTGGTGGTTTTTACTGTTATTTTGCTAACGGAGCTGGTGCTACATCTGGTGCGGTTTATATTCAAGGATATTGGGAAGGTACAGGTGGTGCTACTTTTACAGTTCCTGGTGTAACAGCTGGCTATTATGGTGCTACTTATTATGTTAGATTTGTAATAGGTAGAGATGCAGACGGAGCTATATGGGTTCAAACTATAGGTGATGGAAGCACTAATACAACTGCAGTATCCTCTAAATATTATATGGATTCTTCTAACAATCTTACAGCAACAAAATCAGCTACAGTTAGAAAAATGAATCCTGACATAGGTGTTCAATATGCTTACGGAAACTATGATGGTGGTCCACCTGAAAAGATGACTGATATAATAGTTAGAGATACGAACACAATTATTAATAAAGCTAACACTTTACTTACAAGAAAAATAGTCTTTACAAGTGACAAAGTTGTAGACACACAAGCAGAATTGTCTAGAGCTTTAGGTGATGTGGTTACAAAAGACCAAATTTTTAATACATGGTACAGATTCTCTCATGATTATAATTCTGGTGGATCTGTTTTTAACTATCCCGCTGTATCTTCAGAATTAAACGGTTGGGCTTATAACAGCTCTAATGATGTAATTTATACTACAATTAACTCTGTAGCGTTTTCTGGTTTTGTTTCTTCTGATGCTTATGATGATTTTACTTTCAACTCAGTAGTAAGAGCTCACTATTCGTTAGCTAGTCCTACGTTTAATGATGATGACGCTGTTGTTACTATTATTGGTTTTGTTACTGAGGGTATATTTGGTCAACCTGGTTATAGAGAACATACATTATCAGTTATAAGAACAGCTGGTGGTTTTCCAATGACTGATCAAGGTTTCGGAAACGTTACATGGGGATTAGTTTATAACTATTCACAAGACGATGTAAGATTATTAGTTGACGGTACAAGTCTAGGTTCTGCTTCAACTAATATTACGATTGGCGGTAACGCATGGGTTAATTATCCTAACGGCACTAAAGTCTTTATTAGACGTAAAGGTGATCAAATAACATGTTATTGTTCTACTATGAACGATGCAACACACACATTAGATTCTGATACGGAAATAACTTGGGACTTAGCTTCAGATTCTGATACGTTAAAGTTTAGAGGACCTGTTAGATATGGTTATGGTGCACATAGCCAAAACGGATCTTATTGGTCTGATATCTTCTTTGCACCTGACGAAGGTTCTTATTTACATTATGTTAATGAAGGTAATATATCTAGTATTGGAGGTAATGTATATCAATATGATCCTGATACTGTTGCATGGGTTATGGATAGTGATCTTACTGTAGATAATACTGCTGGTGAAAGAATGTTACATAACGCTAACACCCACAAAACATTTTATAACGATCCTATCTCTGATACTACTTTCCAGATAATGACAGCTAGAAAGTTTACGGACGTATTTAATTTACCACCTTTATCATCTTCACCGGATTCAGACACTTTAGGTAGAATGGGACTAAGACCTGGTACATTTGCTATGGCGGATGGTACTAGCTGGGATCCAGGTTCGTTATCTGGTACTACACCATATCCTGTATTTTATGATGGAACTGCTTGGCGTTACTTTAGTTTATTCTAAGATAGAAATAAAGATTTTTCGTCAGCTCTACGTTTAACTAATCCTGGTAAGATTTTGCCGCCTGCTCTTCTCCACTTCCAGAATTCGTCTGCCGCACCTTCGTAGTCACCCCTGTTGAGTTTTGCCCTGAGCGTACTCGATTGAAAGTTTCCAAGACCCACGTTAAATGAAAAAGACACCAAAGCGTCAAATTGACCCTGCGAAAGATAGACTTTCGAGAGTCTTTCAATACCAATTTCAAAACGCTCAAGATCTTCGAACAACAATTCATCGACTTCTTCATCTGTGAGCACCTTACCTTTCCATTCCTTTGGAAGAGATTTACCATCACCTATCAAATGACCAACACCTACTGTCCACAAACCAATTGGGTCTTGATAAGGCTTCCTAACAAAACCCTCATGGTGTTTGATCATATTGACACACTTGTCACTTACCTTCATTTTTTGACCGCTCTAGACCCAAACCAGAACGCAATAATTGCAGCAAAGATAGATTGCGTTTCTTCTGACCAGAGTGTGTTTGCGACTGTTGTGACATCACCACCATCACGGAGGACCACATAGACAGCTACTCCCTCTACAAAGAAAAATAATAAAAAGAAAAGATATGTAATCATAGGTCTTACAGAAGATCTCATATTGTTAACCCATGTAGATGCATGCTCAGCTGATTTTGCATCATGCTCTAATAAAGATGTCTCTCTTTGAATTTCAGCTTGTAACAACATAGCCTCTGCTTTTTGAGACTGTAACTTCTCTTCTCTTTCTATTTGGAGTTTCATTACCTCCAACTCATGTGATTTATCTTTAGCATCTTGTGCATAATCTAAAAGTTTAGGAACAAAAGATGTACCAAAACCTAAAGCTGTACTAATAATAGTTGAAATCATAATTAACTCCTTTTTATATTTATCCTGTTAACTGGCCACCAAAAGCTAGTTTATCTACCACACCATCTTTATAAAGTATTTTTTTATCATAAACTTTCATATTTTCTACTAAGAAATCTACAGTGTTGTTTGCAAACTGTGTTGAATCTTTAAAACCTTTTTTGTTCCATATACCTACTCCATCCGGTAGCAAATCATATAGGTCAGTTACTGGCAAACTTCCCGGTACTCTTACAGGTACTTTATAATTTGTATCTTCGAGAACAAACAATTGAGCTTTATATCTAGATTCAGCGGCTGGAGACCTTACACCTAGATATAAATCTCTAGCATAAGGAATAGCGTAATCCATAATTAATGTTTTCATATCAGATCCAAAACGACTATAAGCTCTTTTAATTCCTATTTGATAAACCATTTCTTCGATAGCTTCTCTTTCTTCTTGTGAACCAAAGCCTTCTTCGTAGTATATTATACTTTGTCTTACACCTCTCCTGCTTCGTGGTTCTTTAGGAAAACGTGTAGACAAAGGATATTGAGGACCTGCTTTAAATTCTTTCCAGCTAGGTAACCATTCTTCATCTTTTAAATCTAAAAATGCGTTTAATCTATTTTTCCAAGCTTGTCTAAAAGTATCAAAGTCTGCTAAGACTGTCTCTGTAGGTTCTTTAACAAAACCGGAAGAAGATGCAGTAGCTTGTGCATTTGCTAAAGTAGGACTTTCAGCTACATTGTTTTCCGGTTCAGCTTTTATTACCGGTTCTTTTTTAGGTTGAGGTTTGTTTTCTTTATTTTTAATAACTTTTTCTTCTATTTCACCTGTTGTAGGATTTTTAAATTCTTCCTTAACAATCTTTACACCAATAGCAGGTAGCTTACAAGGATCTAATGGAGTATTTTCTGTTGGGTCAATTGGTGGGACACCTGCAGTTGCTGGTGGATCTATTTCTTTTTTATATTTTACTTTTACTTCTGCTCTTACTTCAAACAAATATAAATCAGTACCTTCGACTCTCCAACCATTTAAATCACTTTTATTCATATTAGAAAAAAAGTTATTACCTTCTTTCTTAGTCATAACTTCGATAACACCATTAGCCCCGCCAGCTAAGTCTGGTAAAGCTATAGCATTAGTAGCTGTACTTCTTACTGTAGTTTCGACTGTATAAACTGCAGGTTCTTTGTTTGCGTTAGCTAACGCTGTGTTTAATAAATCGCCTGATTGAGCTGAACCTAGTAGAGCAGTAAAATCGTTACCAAATTGACTAGCTGCAGAATTAATTTCATTAGCTATATTACCTACTACTCCACCAGCACTAGCAAAAGCATTGTTAATATCATCTAAAATATTCTGTGTGGTAGGAAACTTACCTGTTGTAGCGCCATCAGCTGCTGCTTTAGAAGTTTCACTACCTTCACCTTTATATTCTACTTTATATTCTTCATATAAATTATCTGCTATTATAGAACTATTATCTTTTAAAAATTTATATTGCACAACATTAAAGAAAAAATTGGTTCCTTTTTTTCTAGCTTGAACTTTTTTAATAGATGTTGCTTTCTCTAAATTAATTACATTAGACCCTTTATGGTACTTTACTTTATCTACAATAACTACAGCATCTGTTGCTTTTGGTGGGATATTGGCATCTTTTCTTACTTTATCTATAATAGAATTAGTACCATCAAACACCCCTTCAAAATTATCTTTAAATTCTGCTATTTTTTCATCTAATAATTTTTGTGCTGCTGATGTATCACCGCTTTGAATACCTTTAAAAGCAGCCGCGGCTTTTTTTAAATCTGCTGTTGATGTTCTTAAATCTTTTCTCTCAGCATCATCTTCTTTGGTGTATGTTACTTTAATTTTTTTATAATTAAAGTTTTTACCAGCTTTTTTGACATATACAACAGGTTGAGCTTTTTCATTTTCTCCAACTGTCCAGCCATCTGTAACACCTTTATTTTTACTACTATAAAAATTAGAACCTGGAGACATAACTTTTACATTTTTTACTTCTACGTAATCTAAAGGTAACAATACATTATCTCCTGATCCTACGATAGATCTTGTAATATAATTCTTTTTACCATTAGCTTTTTGTTCAGCCATAAGTTTATCGACATCAATACCATTAGTAAGAATATCATTTAATTTAGCTTCAGCTTTTTTAAATCGAGAATCGTTTTTAATTTGTTTAAACAAATCTCTCTGTTGGCCAACGGATGGTGTTTTAATAGTACATGCCATAATTAACCTCCAGCAAACACATTAGATGAACCAGCAGCTACTGATGTACAACCACTAATACCATCTCCTACTCTACCAGCTCCTTTACCGTTTACAAATACTGTTGAAGAACCAGACGCGATAGGAGCAGAATGGCCAGGGCAAGGAACAGGAGGTAACAAGTGACCAGTGTTATTATCTCCTTGTCTTGACCAAGGGATTGCATTTACAAATACATTAGGACTACCTGCAGCTCTTGTCATTCCTGAGCAGTGTGGAACATCTGCGTCACCAATTCTTGTTGCAGCTGGCATTATTTTGTCTCCCTACTCATTAACATTTGTAAAGTTGAATTGAACATGGCTATCTCTTCGTGTTGTTCTTCTGTGTGTGGTTCTGGGGGATATATTGGTTCAAAAGAAATTAAATTATCAAACGAATCAGGAATATCAGATACGTTGTTGTATTCTTGTAATTTACCATTCAATAAAATAACAAATTTTCCTGTCATTAGTTCAAATCAATCCTTGCTGCATCAACATCTAAGTTACCTGTAATAGCTGTAGTTTGGTTTCCTTCAAACGATTCAGATACATCACCTTTTACGTGTTCAGTTTTTGTGCCTTGTTTAACATCTATACTTACATTACCTTCGTTTACATTAACTGTTTTATTTAAATCAACATCAGTTATCATATTTGATTCTGTTTCCATTGTAAAGTCTTTGGTTGACTTAATATCTAAAGTACCTGTAATAGCTTTGTTTTCATTACCTATGGTAATTAGATCTGTATTACCAATTACAACTCTTCCGTAATCTTTTTTAATTGTTCTTTCTTCATTACCAGTAATTGTAGTTCTCATATCTGAATCAACAATTCTTAATTCCATGCCACCAATACGTTGTGTATAATCATCTGTAACATTACTCACAAAATCATTTCCTGTTTCCTTAAACTCAGAATTTTTAATTTTAGTTTGTTTTGATCCTTTAATATTTTGTGTATAATCACCTTCTACCTCTAAATGATAGTTACCTTTAACTAACATTCTTACATCTTGATCTACGGTAATATTCATATTACCTTTCACATATAAATTATTACCTTTTAGTATAAGTTGATAATTGTCTCCTACAATAGTTTCAGTTTTGTTTCCAGAAGCATTAATTTCGTAATTTGTACCTGATGTATGAAATTGTGCAAGTCTTTCATTAGTAGGAGTATCATCCACTTCAATAGTATGACCTGACTCTGAAGCTAAAACTTTATTAAATGGATAACTAGTAGACGCTCCTTCCATAACTTCTGGAGTTGACCAAGTAGGTCTATTGTAATATGATTCATCCTTATCTTCTGCTACAGTTGTGACTTTAGGAGGTACAGCTGTTTCAATATCTTCTACTCTTATATCTGCTCTGGTAAAATAAGAAGGATGTTCTTTGTAATTAAAAGTTGCTGAAAAAGGTTGATCATTATCATATATTGTACTGTAAGGATGCACACCA